GATTTGTCCGAACGTCAGCAATCTGACCAAGGCTCATCTGAGACGCAGCCTTACGTGGCACTGCAAGGCCTCCTCCCCAAGGGTGATCAAACGGTATCCGGTGGCAGGCGTTGATGTGCTTGTCAGGAATCGGAACGTACTTTCCCCGTTCCCGTAGTCCCATTGCCATCTTGTATTCTGGGTTCAGAATCTCAAACCGGCTCAGAATAGTATCTTCATTGTGGTGTCCAGGAGCGAGGAACATTCCCCCTCCCAATACTGCTCTACTCATTATGCTTCCTTACTTTTAATCGTTAGTATTTCACTTTTTGCCCATACATATTTTCTTTTACCATTGAGCGTCATTCGTTTCTTTTCGTATTCCAACTCCCTAAGTATTTCTGATATTCTCATTTCGTCTCTTCGATTCATTCTACCGCGTTCGATCTTCAGTCCATCCTCCATCACCATTGTCATTGTTATGTAGCCGTGTTGGAGCAACAAGAAGTTTGATATTGGCTCCATCCACGGGTCGTCTTGCCGGTAGATTTTGCTTGAGTCGTGGCGCTTTTCATCCATCTTTTTATCCAAATACCAAGTTTCACCGCTTTTAAATGCAGCAATAGCCTCTGCCCATAGCTGGTCGCGGTTTTCCTTGACCCAGTGAAGGTTGACCTCGTTGACCCGGATTGGCCAGTAGCGACGTGAACCAGTCATATCGTTAATGAACTGTGATTCATTTGTTGTTCCTGCAAACACAACGTGTCTCTTAATCGTGATTGCGTGACGACCATAGGCAGGACGAAAGTTGTCCTCTTGAGCACTCAAGAATGCTTTGGTTGCGCTGTTCGCTGAACGACGAACCGAGTCAAGCTCCGCTACCTCATAGATCCAAGCACGCGCAATTTGGCTGTACGAGTTTGCAGAGCCGATGTCGAGCGGGGTGTCGGCAAAGTATTGCTCGGTTGCCAAGGTACGGAACAAAGTGCTCTTCCCTGCTCCCTGGTCGCCAGCAAGGATCAACACACAGTCTGCCTTGCAGCCGGGCTTGTAGGCCCTCGCAATGGCTTGAATCAGCCACTTCTCTGCCATAATGCGATTGAGTTCCGTATCATCGCAGTCTGTGGCTTCGACAATCCACGAGGAGAGACGAGGGGTTCCGTCCCATACGATCGAGTCCAGCCACTCGATAAGAGGGTTGCGCTTGTTCTCCTCGCCAATAAGCGACACCGTCTCGCTGACCGCAGCACTGGAGTACTCCAATCCATATGCGCGAGACACCCACAAAGCGATTCGCGTGTCGTCTGTGTCACGGTAGTCTCGGTCATCGATCTTCAGCGTGTTGGTAAAACTGTTGAGCCATACCCGGCCACGCCATCTGCGGTCTCTGCGAAGAATGATGTACAGGTTGTTCTTGTTCTTACGAAACCTACCTGATGGCTGGCCATTGCGGTCCATGTACTGATCCAGAAGGTCTATGATTCGACCATCGGTTTCGTTCTCTGGAATGTTCTGGTTTTGCTCTTCGTTTGGCTCATTGATGTTGTTTTGGCTTTCGGCAATGTTCAACAGATCAGCAAGGCGGGTTTGTCCAGCAGCAAGGACTTCATCCAAATCAGCCATTTAGTTACTCCAGCGGTACGCGATAAAGGGTGTGTTTAGGGAGTTGATCGCAGATTTCTGCCGCGTAGTCGTCACCGGAAGCATCTGAATCGGTTGCGATATAGACCTTAAGCTCAAGAGGGATCTTGATCTTAGCAAGAGATTTGTAGCTACCCGAAGTTCCTGCGACGATTGCAAGATTTAAGCTTTCTCGATGGGCTTGCTCGCATGCTCTCATGTAGTCGGTAATGCCTTCACAAATCAACAATCCCTGGATAGACGGGTCGGCGCTTTCCCTCATTACCTCTTGAGCGTTTTTGTTTGCCATCAACAACCCACCGGCTTCGTATCCTGATGGCCATCTTGTCTTAGAGCCTGATGGTTGGCGACCCTTTACGTAGGCAACGCTTCGACAGTGAATGCTGGCAAACGTTCCGTCAGGCTCAAAGCAAGGCGCTGCGATTCGATAGATTCCGCCCCATTGATGTGGAAACCATTCAGGGTATTTGTAGTCGTTTGGCAGCGGCAGAACACGAACGCAGTCGGTTGTATCAAGAATCTTCGGAGAAAATCGACGATCAATAATCCACTTGCTGAGCCGGTTGCTCCATGTTGCCGCTTGTTCAAGCGCCGACTCAATCGTCGTAGTTTGATTCCAAAGATCAAGAAGCTCTTCGTTAGGCGGTCGCACATACCCTTGCGTCTTCGGAGGATTAATCGTTGGTCGCTTCGTTGGGTCTGGCTGAACATGAGATGGTACGCCCGAAGCTGTGCAGTACCCTTGTTCCGCAAACCAGTCTCGAACGACAGATTGCTGCCCTTTGTCCAGATTTCTCAGTGGCTGCTGAAAAAAGTGATATGAAATAAAGTCAACCACATCTCCCTTTGCTCCACACTGATGACACTTCCACGCTGTTTCAGTTCGAGAGTATCCAACGGGGCCGCGCTTCTTGTCTCTGGAACCTCGCTCCAGAAGTCCACACGCTGGGCATGGGTATAGCGACTGGCCGTTGCCTCGGCTGTATTGAAGGTTGCTTGCTATCGCAGTTATCGTGGCGTGTTTCGCGCCTTGTATCCACATAGTTGACTCCTGAAAGGCCTCTGAAAGAGCGCCACCGGTTTCCCGGTGGGCTCAGTCAGGAGCCCACTTCCTGGGGGGATCAATCCCCAAGGGGCTTTGTTTCGTAGTCGGTCGGTTGACCTTCTACAAGCTGTTTTTTGGTGGGACAATCATCCCGTCGATACGATCGGTATCCTGTCCCACGATGCTGTAGTGCATTTTAAGTTCAGGAGTAATCGTCAACACAACCTTCATTCCAGTCATGCGATACACCCGGCTCATCCATGACACCACAGTATCCAGGGTTGGAGCCTTGGCCTCACGCTTGAGGATGCTGCGGAGCCGTGAACGACTGGTTCCGTAGATGTAGGCCATCTTGGAGTGCTTGCCCTTTTGCAGGCCACCCATGGCTTGAGTCATCTGGTACACCAGTTGGTATGTGTCGATCCGTTCGTAGTCTTCGATTTGATCTGTCATTTCCATAATAAAAAGATGGGGCCACCGCCCCGCTGTAACGGTGGCCCCTGTGACTTACTTCGCCACTTCTTCCCCTTCCCCAAGGGTCAAAGTGTCTTGGTCAGCCACCAAGATCGGCTCGCGAACCGCTTCAATCATGGCTACATCGAAGGTGATGTTGCCGTCGCGCTGCTTCTTAGGAAGCTTGTCGAAGACCTCGCGGTCCAGCATGGCCAGAGCATCCCCTACACCCATCTCTTCAAGAAGCTTAGCTTCCTTGTCCTTATCGGTGTTGAGGGCGAAGGTTACTGCATCAAGCAGTACCTTTGCGGTTTGTTCACGGGTGAACCCGGAACGCTTGGCGAAGAGAGCCAGGGCAACCTTCCACGGGATGGTGGAGGTAGCCTTGACCGGCTTGGACTTGCTGCCGCGCTTCAGCTTGCCAGCAACCTTAACGACGAGGTTCACGTCGATTTCAGAGTTATTGTCGATGTCCCGCTTTGCAAGCGAAACTGCTTTCGTGTTGAACGCCTTTGTAAGGGCGATGATTTCTTGTGATGTGAATTCCACAGCACTCTCCTGTTTGTTTGTTGTTCAAGTTCCCGAGATTGGGAACCATCGCATCTTCCTTTCTCCTTTGTGCGTCACTCGCACTTTTTGAAGCCCTTGCTCTCTTAGGGCTTTTGCTACTCTCATTTCCGTCAGCCTTCGCTGAGACTCGAATCCATCCTGGTCAACGTACTGAGCCACAGCATCAGTCGTAATGTCGTACCGTCGAAAGGAGGGTGGGTTCAGTTCAAGAAACTCCTTTACCTTCTCTCGAAAGTCTTCCGGTATGTTGGTTCCGTAAATCAACTGAGGCTCAATGAGCTTTGATGCTGCCATGATTCCAGACTTCAGTTCTTCTCTGGATGGGACCATCTTCCATGTTTTGGCCAGGTAGACTGAGATTTCCGAAAAGTCGGGCTCGGTCATCTTTTTACCTTTGTAGTACTGAACCCCTTCTTTTGTGCATTTGAACTTATTGTTTAAGTTGCCATCGCTCTTAATCGCTAAAAAGACTTTGTATGAGCCTTCAGCATCTCGAATACGTTGCTCAGCTTTTTCCATTAGAAATCCCCAGCCTCATCGTGTACCATTGCTTGGCAAGTCTGCCAGTCGAAAAGATGATGTAGAACATGAACCAGACTGTTGCCGACTGAATAATCAGGCAAAGAAGCAGTAGCGATTCATCGTTAAGAAGAATGTGAATGAACTCAATCAAGTTTTCCATTCTTACTCCACAGACTTCGCAAGCTCTGCAAGGCCACTCCAGTCAATCTTTGAGCTTCGTGGCTTGCGCTGAAGCTTCTTCAGTTCAATGCCCTTCTTGCGTGCGTATGAAGCCTTAACTCCGATAAAGCTGCGCTCTTGCTGGGTGTCTTCAAAGCCAAGCTTTTGAAGCACTTCTTCATAAGACTCAGAGCTTTGCCAAGCCTGAATAAATGACTCCCAGGTCCACTCTCTTTTCTTGTTTGATTTACGTACTTTTCTAAGTTTGGTCACGTTGTTTCCCATTTCGTTCTCCTGTATGGTCTTCGTAAGTTACCGAGTTCACCGACGTATGTCAAGTGTGCTCTGGTTTGATTGCAGTCGTTTCTGATTTTCGATTCTATGTCTCGCGCTTTGAGCCAGTCGGTACATGCCTTTTCTCTGTGCTTCCAGCATTACTTTCTGTGGCTCGAATCCATCCGCCACAAGCGACTCCCAGGGGATTCGTTTGCGGTGCAGTCGTTCGTCACTCAGGTCCATCACTCACCTCCTTAGCAGCCGCCACGCAGGAAAC